CGCTCGTGGAACTGGAGCACGATGCGCACGATTTTGCGGAATATAGCTCCAAGCTGGTTGCGGTAGAGAGAGAATTGGAGTTGCATCGGTTTTTCCATCGCGGAGGCGGTAGCCAACCGATATGCGTCGCCCTGGCCCGCATAGTGCGGGTATATCCCGCCGGCCAGCAAGGCAAACCAAGCAAACATCTCCGAGTCTGCCTTGGCGTCGATAGCACCGGTCTGCAAGGGCAGGTCTTGCGCATCGATGGCCCGATTCATGATCTCACTACTACCGGCAACAGGCGGATAGTTAGATTCCCTGGTGCTTCCCGATTGAAGTGCTGACTGGAGGGTAGAGCGGATAGAATCCACCGCACGAGTGCCGCCAGAGACTTTGTAGCGCCGGACGAAGGCGGCCACTGAGCGGGTCACAGCCGCGCGGTCCTGCATGAAGTCACGTTGGGCGCGAAGCCAAGCGGTTCCGTGCGGGGCCAGGAGAGGCCAGCCACGGACGGAATCCTCGTCCAGTTGAGTGAACGGTACGAACAGGATGCACACGTCGGTCTTGGCCTTGCTGGCCAGTTCCAATCCCTTTGCGGATGAATAGGAATCCTGAGTGACCCTCCAGTACTCAGCAACCTTACTAGATTCAGAATCCACGCCAGAGAAGAACAAAGCCCAGTCAGGATAGACCAAAGTTCGCATCTTGCCGCCGGTCTCGGTCCACTGGCGCTTGTAAAACCACACATCAGCGCCGTCGTCCGGGTTGGTATAGACCTCGGTGATCTCTTCAGGCCGGATGGAGCGGATAGTTGTCTCACCGTCTAGCTGGGACGAGTAGAATGCAAAGAACCGCTCACCCTTGATGAGGAGCCAGCGGGAGAGTTCGTCCAGCCGGTCCTTGGCGATGATGGCCTGGTTGCGGTCGGCGTCCCAGAACTCGGTCCAGACGGATTGTGCAGAGTGCTCATCCTCGACATCGCGGGAGTCGTCATCGGGCACGATGTCTACATTGGACGACAGGCCATAGAAGGTCCACAGGTTAATGGTCCACTTGGCCAGAGTGGAGTATTTGGCCATACGGGTTGAGTCAGCGACGGCCCGCTGGCGCTCGCCTTCGGAGTAGCCACCGTAGCCCGAGACGGCCTCCCAGCCCATCTGGTCCACTAGGTCCGAGATGAGGGAAGAATCGTACTCGCGGAGCTGGCGAACAAGCTCAGTAGGGGGGAGCTCGTAACTCCCCGCGGTGTAGGCTTCGGCCAGGCGGGCGGCGATGCCTTGCAGATCGGTGACTTGGGACTCCAGAGTGGTGAGCTGGGAGCCTGCCAGGGAGCGGCGCAGGCGGTCAAGAAGTGGTGGCATTGAGGGCCTCCTTCGTGTAGTCAATGCTGACCAGTCGCCCGTCAACGTAGGTGAGTCGGGCCGATAGGGCGCGGGCAGAACTACGGTATGTGAAAGTGACACCCCGCTCAAAATCGCCCTGAAGACCACCGGGGAGGGTGTAGTCCAGTTTCAGGTTTTCAGGGTATGGCGCTTTGGTCGTAGCCGTCATCCGGTAGCCCCCTTTGGGTGAATCGCGGCGATGCGATAGCAACCGTCTCGGTAGTGAAAATCGATGTCGCATTCGGCATAGTGCCAGGTAGCAAGAAGCCCGTGGTCATCCTGGCCGGTTAGGGTGGGTCGAGAGAGGGCATCCAGTCTGGAGTAGCCGGGAGTCTTTAGCACATCATCAGCGGGGAGACCGACGCGAAGGGTGGCAGGTATGGAGTTCATGGTGTCACCATTGGGGGCCGATGGGCTGACGTAGGTCTACCAGTCGTTGCTTGGTCCCTAGCCCCTCGGGGCCAACGATGGCGTAGCGTAGGGCATCGAGACAATTGTGGACCAGGACACCGTTGGCAAAGAACTCATGCGTGTCTTCAACCTCAAGGTTGTAGACAGGCTCTCTCTGGGGCAAAGCGGTGACGCTGAGCACAGAGACGGGAGCAAAAGCGTTGCTTGCTGTAACGATTGACCGAGAAGCGCTCGCCGCAGTAGGGGCACGTTCTGAACTCGTCGTCGATGCCAGCAGCGCGTCGCCAAGCCGCCTTGCATCGGTTGGAGCAAAAGCGGGCGTTGGTGTACTTTGTGGTTTCAAAGCCGTTGCCGCACTGCTCGCAGATAAGCGCAATCGGCTTGCGATTCGCCCAAGCACGTTTGCCATGCAGGCGATGCCATTCCCGACCTTCGGGGGAACGATGCCACTCAGAGGCCAGGACGCGGATTTCGCTGGCGTGCTGGCGGGCCGCCTCGCTCCGTTCTTCTGACCAGTGTTCTCGGATATGCTGCTCAACGGTGACGGCCTGAAGATTGTCTGGGGCGTTGTTGAGGGGGTCGCCGTCGATGTGGTGTACAAAGTGACCCACTGGAACTGGCCCATTGTACTTTTCCCATACGTAACGATGGAGGTAGGTGAGCTCCCCATCGACAAGGCCCTTGAAGTACAATCGGTCCGAGCGCCTTTCTGAGGTTGGGTAGTATCGATACCACTTGTAGCCATCATACGTGATTTTCTCGCTTTGCATCTGCCCCTCACTTCATCTGATGTTAGCATTGTATCAGAATATCGGAGAGAATGCAAGGCGACATACCCCCGTCCCTTTGTCCAGATGAGGTGCTCGGCGGTGCCGGTTAGAGCGGTTCCGTCTGAAAAGGTCACCTTGTAAACATTGGCAGCGGGGTTGGTACAAGCCGAACCGAGTACCCGCCTGTAGCCCGCGCGGGTCAAAACCTTGCTGTCGGGGGCAATGTCGCGGATAGGGATATTGCCGCGGTCAGTGGTGACCATTGTATCCCCCGTGAGGCAGTGATACACTTCCTTGTTCTCGATGCTCTCGGTAGGAACTCCATCCTTCAGGGTGCGGCGATAGTCGCCAATCTCGTTCAGGAGCATGGGGCAGGAGTCGTGGATAACCAGCGAGTTCTCGGACAGCAAGGCGTTTACGCGGTCGATGCCCATCCACAGGTCCGAGAAGGCGGGGCAGGAGGCCGGGATGCCAGAAGCCGTCCAGTCGGCGCGGGCCTGGCGCTCGGCGGGTTGGCCGACTACCCAGTAGTGAATGGGTTCGGCGGCCAGGGCAGTCAGGGGCCTGCCGTTGGGCTGGTAGCCGCTGTGCCGGAGGATGTTGGCCGCATGTTGGTTGGTCGGGATGCCAAAGGGTTCGTAGTATTCGCGGTAGACGTTGAGCACGCCATTGGTCGGGTCTAAGGCCACCCACACAGCGGCCACGTAGGCCCCGATGGGGTCGATGCCCACAAAGCGGGGCCAGAGGGGCGGGATGGGGAAGGCGCGGACTTTGTGGCGCGCTTCGTCGAACACGGAGTAGATGGCCCCTTCGGGCGCTACCCACATCCCGTAGTACCAACGTTGGAGCAAGTGGCCGGTGAGGGAGCGGAGGCGTCCCAGGCGCTGCTCGCCCTTTTCGGTCATCAGCCCAGTTTTCTGGTCGTAGAGGTCGGGGTTGTCCCGATGGCTCGATTCGATGAGGGTCAGCGCGCCGTCGGGATTGGAAGGCGACTTGGCGCGAGTCCGTATCCAGTGGGTCGGGGAGGATGGATTGCAATCCCCGATGACCTGAGCATAGGGAATATGGCCCGCCCGGCCAGTTGCGGAGCCCAGGAGCGCCAGCCAGTCGATAAGGGAAATTTCTTCGGCCTGATTGACGTAGATGATGTCGTGCTCGGCAGAGAGAACTTTGCCCGGTTTGTCCAGGCCCGCCAGCCAGATTCGGGAGCCATTGGGGTAGTCGAACCAGGAGGGCGATTCGCCGCCATAGATGCGGATAGGCTCGTCTGGACGCAGAACTTTGTAGCGGTAGGTTTGGACAACGGTAGAGGTAAGGTCGGTAGCCCGCTTGCGAGCAATGACAATGGAGGCTCTGGGGTATTTCCAGGCTAGACAGTGGAGCTTGTAGAGCAGGCCAAGCGTTTTGCCGGTGTCGCGCGGGCCTGACAAAATCAGCTCCGGGTCCTTGCAGTTGATGGCCTGCCGGACATTGCCATAGAAGGTGATTTCGGCCTCGGATGGGTTGCCGGAGCGGAGCGTGTAACGCATTATAGTTCATCGAGGTCTATCCCGCCGACGACGCGGACGGTCACGGCATCCAGGGAGAGAGGCTGGTCCAGGTCAGGCACCAAGCGGGCGCGCTGGGCGATGATACGAAGGGCACGGTCTACAGCTTGCAGGCGAGTGGTAGAATCAATCAGCTCACCGCGATTCGGGACAGCCAAAGACCAAACAGAGAGAAGGAGAGAATCAAGTCGCTCCAGTTCCAGGGTACGGATTTCCTCCACATCGATGGACATCTGCTCGCGCAGGGTGTCCAGTTCACGCCGCACATCCTTGTAAGCATAGCGTTCGTCCCATCCTGCGGGGAGTTGGTCAGCGCCAAATCGGGAAAGGCAAGCAGAAGCAATGCTACGATAGGTGGCACCGGCCTTGCGCAGCTGAAGCACAAAAGCCCGCCGCTCGGCGGTCTTGAGAAGGACGGGGTTCGTTACTGCCTTAGCCATTCGTTACCTGTCTATGTATGCCCCCAGGAACACGATTATGTCTAGCGTGGGAGAGGGAGGGCGCGTCCCCCGATGCGCCCTCCCCGTCCACAGAGAGAAAGGAGGATGACAATAGCGCTCAGTAGGGGGGAGGCAGGCCCCCGCCGAGCAGTGAGTGGCAGGTTAGGGTGCTGGCGGTGTGAGCCAGCGCGAGATAAAGTCGTGGACATAGTTGCTGCCGCGTCCGATAAGGAGGCCTGTTGCGATGTAGCCGACGAAAGCGGGACCATGCAGGCCGACCTGGGCCATGAGATCCACACTGTAGGCGAAACACAGGGCAACAGAAATGGCAGCG